CGGGTTCTTGTGATCGCTCCGAAGAAAGTAGCAGAAGACACGTGGACAGGAGAACAAACGAAATGGGACCACTTAGGTGATTTGAGTTTCTCGAAAGTTCTGGGCACACCTAAGCAGCGGCTTAAAGCGCTGCAGACAGAAGCAGACATTTACCTGATCAATCGGGAGATGGTCACCTGGCTTGTCAATGGCTTTGGCGTTAAGCGATGGCCGTTTGACATGGTGGTGGTGGATGAGCTGAGCAGCTTCAAATCTTCCGACTCTGAACGGTTTCGAGCTTTGCGCAAGATCATCCGCAGCGGTAAAGTCACTCACTTTGTAGGCCTTACCGGTACACCTCAGCCTAGAGGGCTTGAAGATCTCTGGCCGCAGATGTACCTGGTCGATCAGGGCGAGCGATTAGGCGACACTCTGACAAAGTATCGTGACCGCTGGTTTAACTGTACGATGCGACAGATCTATCGCGGCAGCGGCAGGCAGCCAATCCAGAAAGCGGATTACACACCAAAGCCTGAAGCAGAAGAGCAGATCCATGAGGCAATAAAAGATGTCGCTATTTCTCTGAGTGCGGATGACTGGCTGAATGTTCCTGAAGCGATTGAGATCTTCCATCCGATCCGCCTTGATCCAAGAGAGCAGCAGGCAGTGAAGCACTTCACCAGAACAAAAGTCTTTCCCGCTTCAGATGGCGAAACGATCACCGCAGGGAGTGCCGCGCAGATTGCCGGCAAGCTCCTTCAGATCGCAAACGGCAGGCTGTACGACGAAGACAAGCAAGTTCACATCATCCATGACAAGAAGATCGAGGCTCTTAAAGATCTGATTGAAGAAGCGAACGGAGCCTCAGTAATGGTCTTCTACTGGTTCCAGCATGACAGGCCGGCATTAATTGACAGCCTGCAGGGATACCGCATTACAGAGCTCAAGAGCAGCGAAGACCGCGCCGCCTGGAATCGCAGAGAATACGACATTGCGATTGTTCACCCAGCAAGCATGGGCCACGGCCTGAATCTGCAGGATGGCGGAAACATTATCGTCTGGTACTCAATGACCTTTGATCTTGAGATCTATCAGCAGGCAAACGCAAGACTGCACAGGCAGGGGCAGAAACAGAAAACGCTGATTCATCACCTTGTCACTCTGGATACCTACGACGAAGAGGCAATCAGACGGCTGAAAGAAAAAGACGGATCACAGAAAAGACTGATTGAATCGCTGAAAGTTGAGAGAAGAAAGTTCGAGGAATGAAGTATGAAAACCTGTGAGGTGAAAATCGTTCGCGCCTTCCTTGGCTGTTATCGCCGCTATAGAGAACTCGCGCAGCTCAAGGACGAAGAAGCGCTAAAGCTTGGCGAATACTATGAAACCGCCGCCAGCCCTAAAGCGATCTGTTACGATCATGTTCCAAGCTCTCGATCAGGCGGCGGATCGGATTCCAGACTGATTGAAATTCTTTCCGATCAGATGGACGCAGACCGCAAAGCCGCGGAGTACAGAGAGAAGACCCGGCAGATCGAGGCGTTCATTCGTTCGATTGATGATCCGAGGCGGGAGTATCTTGAGCGGGCGTATCTCAAAGGCGAAAGCTTCCGAGATATCGCCGCCGATGAACATATGGACTTTGGGGCGGTCAGCCATTCCATTGACCGGCTTTTACGATCTGTCCCCTCTTCTCTTGCTGAGTCGAGCGGTCTTCTGTAGTAAAACAAATAGGGCTGATACCAATTCAACACGAACAGGTATCAGCCTAAATTTGTTTATTCAGTTTTACATAAAGCACTATACATAACATGCGGGTTATGGTATTATAAATGTGTCAAGAGAAGGAGTTAGAAAGGAAGGTGAAAACAGAACTTCTCAAGACTAGAAAGGAAAGAACATGAAAGAGAAGATAAAAGAAGCTCTCGAGATCGCCGCTGATCTGATCACAATCTTGACAGGGACCGCAACCCTGATCCAGATGATCATCAAGCTACTCGAAAGCTAACCCGAAAGAGCCGGTCAAGCCGGCCGGCTCTCTTCTTTTTCATACTAACATCTTATGTTGAATTCACTTCTTAAAAAAATCAAAAAAAGATACCTGGCTATGACATCGGTGTTCTTGTTCTATCAGGCTGTAAATCCCGAGTCGATTCTCGGATGGATTGGATTCGGCGCGGCTGTTCTTCTGATGTTCGTGGATCCGGACAGATGAGTAGGCAAAGCATTGCAACCCGAAAATACGAGGCCGCCAAAGGAATCATTTCAAAATCGTTTACCCTGCCTCGTTCGCTTGTCGATGAATACAAACAGGCCTGTGAGCGTGCAGGAGTTTCCATGACCGGACAGCTTAAGAAGATGATGACCGATTTCATCGCACAACATCCGGCGCCAGAAGAGCCTGAGCAGGGAAATTGACAACTGTTGTCACGCCAAAGCGTGCTAAACTGATAGCGTAAGAAGTCGACGGAAAAACCCGCCGGCTTTTTCTTTTGAAAAGCGTATCCGAACCGTCCGATTCCTTTCTTTGATACCGCAGGCCCGAAGCGGCTGTGAAACACTCTCATCTTTCAGTGACGGGATCGGGTACGTTTTTGAGAAGATGAAAGGAGCGTCGACAATGCTGATGAAAGAATGCGCAGGATGCAGGAAGCTTATTCCCTTTGGCATGACCCGATGCCCTGACTGTCAAAGCAAATGGGAAGCTGAGCAAAGCGCCAGAGTGCGGGCACAAAGACGTGAGCAGAACCGTCGATATAATGCGAAGCGTGATCCAAAGCTTAAAACGTTTTATCACTCGAGAGAATGGAAAACACTTTCGGCTAAAGTCATGCAGGCGTCCGGATATACCTGTGCAGTCTGCGGACGGAAAGCCGGCCAGCGCCTGGACGATGGCCGGATCGTGGCGCTCGAGGTCGACCACATCGACCCGATTCAGTCCGAACCGGGATGGCAAAAAAGATTTGATAGAAAAAATCTTCAGTGCCTGTGTACAGACTGCCACAACGAAAAACACGGCAGATTTTTGAAACACCCCGGGGGGTGGGTCAAAAACTACAGGGCCCACGGAGGGAACGGTGCGGGCGGCCTGCTCCGCGCAAAAAAGTCCCTGATCGCCATAAAGGAAAAATGAAAGGGGGGGGTTCGCCATGCCTAATCCAAGACTGCCCGTCGAGCTGATTCAGGCTAAGGGCAGAAAGCATCTGACAAAAGCCGAGATCAAAGAGCGAAAAGCCGGACAGGTCAAGTCTGATTTTTCCGGCATGGTTGAGCCGCCTGGGCTAACAGCCAAAGAAAAGAAAAAGTTCTGGCAGTGGGCTGAGATCCTCGACGGTCTGGGTATCCTCTCCGATCTGGATGTTGAGTCGCTGGCTCGGTACGTCAAAGCACAGGAGAGGTACCTCAAAGCCGAAAAGGTTTTCTCGAAGGTCCTCGCCAATAAGGACGCTACGCTTGACGACATCGAGCAGGCTCAGCGGATCCAGGACAAAGCGCTCAAAGCCGTCACGGCCTGTGCGAAGTGTCTGGGCATGACCATCGACAGTCGTGCGAAGCTCATCGCACCAAAGGCGGCAGAGGCAGAGAAACCGGCAAACCGCTTCGCGGATCTGATGGAGAAATTCGATGCGTGATACCGTCACAGAGTATGCCAAAGCGTGTCTGGCCAATGAGATCTCGATCGGCCCGTTTGACCATGTGGCTATGGGACGGCTGCACAAGCTTGCCTGTGCCCGACATCTCAACGACCTCGAACGGTCCCAGAGAGATCCGGACTATCCGTACGAGTGGCGGCCGGATCTTGCCCAGAGAATCCTGGACTACGCTTCCCGTCTGACGCTGAAGGAAGGCTACCAGCCCAAGCCGCTGAGACTTCTCGACTGTCAGGCTTTCGACTTCGGATGCTGTTTTGGCTGGGTGAAGCGAAGCAACGGCAAGCGCCGGTTCAGGCGACGGTACAAGTCCATCGCCAGACAGAACGGCAAGAGCATGGAAAACGGCATCATGGGCCCGTACATTGCCGGTTTCTCCGGCTACCATGAAGGCAAACTCTTTACGGCAGCCACAAAGAAGCGGCAGGCACGCATCGCATGGGAAGAAATGTCCAAGTTCATCTCAGCCGATCCGGACTTGAACGAGTTTTTCGACATCAAAGACTACAAGTCGACCATCATCTGCAAGCCGACCGGATGCACGATTGAGGCCCTGTCCAAAGAGGCAGGACTGGACGAAGGCTTCCGCTCCATCTTCTCCAGTCTCGATGAGCTCCATCAGATGAAAGACAACAGCGTCTACGAAGCTGTCTACAAAGGCACGAAGGCACTGCCTGAAACTCTGGTTTCGATGATCTCGACACGAGGAAAGGACCAGAACTCTTTTTGCAAAGAAATCGATGATTATGCAATCAAGATCCTCGAAGGCGTGGTAACCGCAGAGGATTTTTTTGTTGATATCTACTGCGCAGACGATGGGGATGACTACTGGGACGAGCGCACCTGGATTAAGTCGAACCCATACATCTGCAGCCGTCCGGATCTGCTTGAAAACTTCCGAGAGGACGCGGCAAGCGCTCGGGACATGCAGGGGCAGACGCTTCGAGATTTCATCATCAAATCACTGAACCGCTGGGCTATCGACCGCGACACGCAGTTCATCGATCCGGCTGACTGGAAGAAGAACGCTGTCGAGGAGACGCTTGAAGACTACAGAGATTACCGGTGCTGGGCCGGGATCGACTTTTCAAGCGGCGGCGACCTGACGACCGTCCATCTTGAAATCCAGGGAGATCGAGCCGGACAAACGTTCAACTGGTCGCACTCATATATGCCGTGCGGACGAATGGAAGAGCACATCAAGTCCGATGTCGCTCCCTACGATATGTGGGAAAAAGCCGGACTGATCACTGTGACCGGCGGATCGACAAGCTACAAGAACGATTACGCCTTCGTGATCAAAGAGCTGAAAGAAACCCTCGAAAAGTATGGCCTGCATCTGCAGGGGATCGGCATCGACAGCCACAACGCGGACGGCGTGCTCGCCGATCTGGAGAGTTTCGGCTGTCCTGTCGTCATCGTTCCCCAGTCCGCAAAGACGCTCAACGATGCGACTTGCGAAATTCAGCTGGATGTGAAGTCCGGTAATTATCACTACAACAAAGGCCAGGAGCTCATGTCCTGGTCTTTTACAAACGCGGCCATTGTCGGCAACAGCTTCGGCGAGATCAAAGTCGACAAGGAAGTCGGCAAGCGAAATCGACGCATCGACCCGGTTGACGCGGCAGTCGATGCGAGAACGTGCCGGCTGAAGCTGGCCAAAGAAGAAGCACCCATCGATAACGACGAGCACATGAAGCGGTACTTCGAGGCGATGGGATGGTAAGGAGAAAAAAGCTATGAGCACCTTTTGGCAGAGAGTGAAGTATGCCGTACGGCACGGCCCCAAGTACCTGGCTAAAAGCATCTATGAAAACGAATGCGAGTGGAACGGCCTGGCCGACTTTCTCGGTCTGGACAGATTCACAAGCAAGTCGGCCATGAGCGAGGCAACGTACTACACGTGCCTGAAGACGCTGTCCGAGACGATGGGCAAACTGCCGCTCAAGCTCTACCAGCGTACGGACAATGGCGACCAGAATGCCGCATACAATCGCAGGCTTTACCGCACGCTCAATGAACGGCCGAACCCGTATATGACGGCATCGACCTTCTGGGCGACGTTGGAGATGCACCGCAATCACTACGGCAACGCGTTCGTGCTGATCACTGGTGTTGGCGATGATCAGCTCCTTTGGATCCTCGATCCGAACGCAGTCACGATCTGGTACGACAACAGCCGGCTTTTGTCTGAAGAAAATGCCGTCTGGTACAAGTACACGTGCGGCACGCAGTCGCTGATGCTTCACTCGGATGCCGTCCTGCACTTCAAGTCGTCTACGACCTACGACGGCGTAGTCGGAAAGCCCGTGCGGCAGATCCTGCATGATACCGTGACCAGCGCCAAAAAAGCACAGGCACTGATCAACCAGCTGTACAGCACGGGATTCACGGCCAAAATGGCGCTGAAGTACACGGGAGATCTGAACGACGATAATGAGCGCAAGATGCTTCAGCACATCGAGAAGTACGCCAAAGGCGAGCTCAAGAGCGAAGGGCTGGAAAACATCATCCCTCTGCCGATCGGCATGGATCTGGCCCCACTCAACATCAAATTGACGGACGCCCAGTACATCGAGATCAAGCAGTACACAGCGACGCAGATTGCGGCGGCCTTTGGTATCAAGCCTCAGCAGATCGGCGACTATACGAAGTCGTCGTATGCGTCGGCTGAAGCCCAGTCCCTCGCGTACCTGGTCGACACGCTTCTCTTCATCGTCAAGCAGTACGAGGAAGAGATTTCCTACAAACTGCTGAGTGAGACAGAGCGACAGCAGGGCTTTTTCGCGAAGTTCAACGTTGATGTCATCCTGCGTGCGGATTTCAGCACCAAAGTCCAGACGCTCAGCACAGCAGTGAACAGTTTTTTAATGACACCAAACGAAGCCAGAAGGCTTTTGGATCTTGGGTCCAAGCCAAACGGCGACAAGCTTTTAGGCAACGGCGCATCCATTCCGGTCGAGCTGACCGGTGCGCAGTATGCCAAAGACGACAAAGGGGGTGAAAAGTGATGAGCGAATTTATCAAAGCCGCACAGATCGGACTCGATCAGACGACCGACGACGACATGGCCAAGATCAACCAGTACTCACTGGAGACGCTGAAAGCCGAGGACGTTTTCACGTTCAAAGTCATGGCCGGCGATGACGGTCTGGATGACCGAAATCATGAGCCTTTCTCTGCCAAAGCTCTGCTGGACATGGCCAGCCTGTACAAAGGCAAGCCGATGATCTGGGAGCATGGCAGAGGAGTCAAAGGCACTGAGCAGATCGCACGAGTCTACGACGCGAAAATCGAGCAGACAGATCTGCCCGAAGGCAAAGGCGAGCGGACGCAGCTGATCCTGCACGCGTATATGCTCAACAGCGACTCGAACTCCGATCTGATCAAAGAGATCAAAGCCGGCATCAAGAAAGAAGTCTCGACCAACGTGTACCCGTCGAGCCTGATCTGCTCCGTGTGCGGACAGGATCAGATGAAGTCCTACTGCCGGCACTGGCCTGGACGTACGTACGATGGCAAGCAGTGTCTGATGACCATCGACGGTGTAAAGGACGTGCTTGAGCTGTCTTTTGTCGGCACACCAGCCCAGCCGCGCGCAGGTGCCGTGAAGTCCTACAATCCGGCACTCAAAGACGCACGGGAAGAGGACTTCAAAGAGCTGAAGGCTCCCAACGTCGAAGCAATGGAAAAAGAAATTTACTTACTGGCCGAGATGGCCGAAGGAGATGCAGATGAATAAAGCAATGAAGGATCTGATCGGGCAGATGTCGGCAAAGCTCGACGAGATCAAGGCCGCAGACGCAGAAAAAGCCGCCAAACTCTCGGGTGAGTACGACGCGCTGAAAACCGCATACGAAAAAGAAAAGCGCGTTTTTGAAGCTGAAAAAGAGATGGCCGCACTGAAATCCGAGTCCAATCCGCTCCCGGAAGTGAAGGCCGATGAGCCGGAATCGACAAAGTCCGCGGACGAGATCGTAGCCGCTCAGGTCAAAGCACTGATCATGCCGAACAAGTACGCGACCAAAGATCTGTCCGACACGGTCAACTCCGACGGCGGCTATACCGTTCCGGTTGACGCTGTCACCACAATCAACAAGTACAAAGAAGCTTATGCAAACCTTTCCAGCGAAATCACAACCGAGAGAGTCACGACCAGAACCGGTACCCGTGTTTTCCAGAAGAGAGGCACTCCCGGCGCTTTTGCCCAGCTGACCTCGAACGGTCTGGGCTACACAGGCTCGGCAGGAACCGATGCAGAGTCCAACAAAGTCGCGAATCCCGAGTTTGAGCAGCTGTCTTACTCCATCGAGGACTATGCCGGCTTCATGCCTGTCCCGAACCGTCTGATCAACGATTCCGATGCCAACATCGTCAATATGGTCTATGAGTGGCTCGGCAAAGCCAGCGCTGACACGGACAACAGTGAAATCCTCGATCTGCTCGGACAGTCCGGCACAACCGGCATGGGTACAGGCTGGACCGATCTGAAGGATCTGGACGGTATTAAGAAAGCTGTCAACGTGACCCTCGGCCAGGCATTCGCACCGACTGCCAAGATTTACACCAACGATGACGGTGCGCAGTACTTAGCTGAGCTGAAAGAAAAAACCGACTCTAAAAAGCCGCTCCTGACTCCGGTCATCACCGATCCGGCCAAGTCTCAGCTCGCTGTCGGCTTCCGCGCCATTCCGGTCGTCATCCTGCCCAACGATGCCATGAAATCGATTGCGGCAACTTCTGCCGCAGGCGGAAAGATTCCGATGATCATCGGCGATCTGAAAGAAGCGATTGTGAAGTTCGATCGTCAGACTCTTGCAATCGACGCATCGACGACCGCGACAATCGGCAGTTCCAACGCCTTCGCTAAAAATATGACCCTGTTCAGAGGCATCATGCGTGCGGATTACAAACTGCGTGACTCTGCCGCAGTCGTCAAAGGCTATATCAGCACGCCGAAAGCGTCCGCATAGGAGGTCTCATGCTGCTTACTGATCAGGAAGCCTGGGAATATCTTGGCTACTATGAAAAGCCCGATGACGTGACCCTAAGACAGATTCAAAGGTCCATGAAAGCAGCAGACGCCTACGTCATCGGCGCAGTTGGAAAGGACAAGGTTGCAGAAGACCCGAGGGCCAAGGAGCTTGCGCTTCAGGCTCTCGGGTTTACTTATGACAACCGGACCCTTGAGGGAAAGGGCTCAGGCGCAGCCAGCGCGATGAAGCTCAGCCTCTTGAACCAGCTGAAGTACGGAGATGGTGAACAGTCATGAGAATGGATCGATTGATTGAGATCCAGGAGAAGGACGAAGAAACCGAGATCTGGGCCAGCTACAAGAAGATTCTGGCCAGAATCAACTCTGCCCGCGTTGGAGAATCCTACAGCGGCGGCGGGGATGCTTCCAATCATTCTCTGATATTCGAGGTTCGATACCTTCCGGATCTGGAACCCATCCGCTTTGATACTGGCCGTTTCCGAATTGTTTATATGGGTCATGCCTTCAATATCACCGGGTACGATGACTATTTTGAGGAGCATGGCCGTATTCGGCTTACAGGGGAAAGTTATGGAGATGCGGTATGAACTACATTGAAAATCTGCTGACTCAGGCCGGCCTTGTCCGGAACAAGACTTTCAAGGAAACGAGATTCACGAAGATCCCATCCAGCGATTTTGCAGTCTGGGGGGACTCGATTGAAACAGATGGAAGCGACTATGAAAACCTCATCGTTCGGCATAGCTCAACGATTGAGGTCTATACGTACCGTCCGCAGTCTGAAGTGCTTAAGAAGATCCTCAGTACCCTCTGGCATGAAGGCATTAAACACTCGGTCAGTGAGCGGATCTGGATTGGAGACGACCAGATCTATCTGACCTATATCTATTTAGACTGGAGCGAGTAATGGCTACCACAGTTAAGATTGATGATCTTCCCGAAGAGATCTCGCGGATCATGAGCGAGGTCGAGAAAGAAGCACATCGGGCATCCGATCAGACGGTGGATAACATCTCAAAAGAGGCGTTAAAAGCCGTCCAGGAAGCCGCCCCGGTACACAAAACAAAAAGCTCAAGGGCGGGCACGTATCAGAAAAGCATCAAGCGAAAGAAGACCAGGACAGCCGAGTTTGAAACGGAGTACACAATTTACGCCGGTGAGTACCGGCTATCTCACCTTCTTGAGAACGGTCACCTGACTTTGAAGGGTGAACGTACACAGGCGATCCCTCACTTTGCGAAAGGTCAGGATCTTGCCGATAAGAAAATCACGGCTGAGTTTGAAAAGAACTTCAAGCCGTAGAAAGGAACCGAAAACCATGGATAAAGACGTCAAGCGCATCGTGTTAGGCTCCGGTGAAGGCTACCTCAAGGAAGTTACCGGGACGGTTGATGCCAGTGATGTCGACCAGCTGATTACTGATCTCTTTACTGCAGATAATCGCTGGGGCGACACAAAAAACGGGGCTACCCTGACGTATACCCCGACAAGTTACACAGTCACAGACGATCTGGGCCGCATTATGGAAACGACTCTGACCAAAGAGGAAGTTAAGCTTACCTTCGGGGTTGTGACCATCAACAGTAAGATCCTTCTGCCGCTGATGGAAACGGCCCGTGTTGAAACGTCTACCGTTGACGGCCGCGCCATCGTGAAGATCGGCGGTATTGTCAATGCTACCGGCAAGAGCTATCTGGTCGGCTTTAAGCACCTCGATGCGAAACGTGGAAACATTTACGTCATCATCGTTGGTAAGAACGATGGAGAACTGCAGTTCAGCTTCAACCCTGAATCTGAAACAGTGCTCAACCCATCCTTCACCGCCGGTGCCCTGGGCGAAGATGGCACAAAGATCATCATCGTTATGGATCAGCCGGGCGTGGGAGCGGCTGCAGCGGTAGCCAATAAGCCGTCCGGAACTACAACCGACACGGAGTAATGAATAAAGAGACTGTGACCCGTTCGCAATCTCTTTCATTTTTTTATAAGGAGTGAAAATCATGGAACTGAGTTTCAAAAAGGTAAAGAAAGAGCGATTCAATCTCGAACTTCCAAATGGGGAAAAGGTGACGATCAACCCCCCAAAGTACTCCACGATGCTGAAGTTCTCTCGTCTGGGCGAAGACGCGGGCGCTGAGGAAGTTCAGGGGCTGGTGTTAGAGATCCTGAACATGAATGAACAGGGCCGCCAGTTCACTCAGGATGAGATCGATGCAATACTGGATATTTCCGACATTTACGAACTGATTACAGCGTTCACTAATTACATGTCAGGGCTGATTAACCAAAAAAACTCAGCCTGCCCTTCTACCCAGACGGGACTGGCGAAGGGCTAAAGTACGACATTGAGACCTATTGGGAGCATCTGGTAGTCGAATACACGAACATGCCAATGTCGGCCGTTCTGGATCTGGACGTTGTGGATTTCATGGCCCTTCGCAGAGATGCCTACATCTCTGAGCTGTCCAAGACGGAAGACGGCCGGGAGTACCTGGATAAGTGCTGGTGCTTCGAGGCGGAAGACGCCGACTATTCAGCGGTAAATGAGTTCATGAATAGGATAGGGGGAGCCTGATGGCAGGAAATATTAAAGGAATTACCCTTGAAATCGGGGGTAATTCAACCAAATTGACACAGGCTCTGAAAGAGCCGCAAAAGGAATCTATGGCGCTGCGCTCCAAACTAAAGGACGTCAACACAGCGCTGAAATTCGACACAAAAAACGTGGATCTTCTGAATCAGAAGCAGGAACTGATCACGAAGTCTGTTTCCTCAACAGAAGCAGAGCTTAAGCTCTTGAGACAAGCGCAGGAGCAGTACAAGGCTTCCGGAAAAGACCTGAACAGTGATGAGTACATTGCGCTGGAAAAGAAGATCGCCCTGACTGAGCGATCACTGGAGAAGCTCAAGGAACAGCAGAACAACTTCAACGGCGGCGTGCAGACCATGGGAAAGAAGATGGAAGAGTTCGGATCCAAGTCCGAAAAGGCAGGAAAGGCCCTGCTTCCTGTAACTGCCGGACTCACGGCTGTAGCCGCCGGATCTGTAGCGGCCTTCAATGAAATTGATGAAGGTTACGACACGATCATCACAAAAACCGGAGCGACCGGAGAAGCGGCGGATAGTCTGCAGAAGAGTATGGATAACGTTTTCTCAGGCCTTCCGACAAGCGCAGCCGAAGCCGGTACGGCCATTGGTGAAGTGAACACCCGATTCGGTCTTACCGGGGACTCTCTTGAGAGCCTTTCCAAGCAGTTCATTCAGTTCGCTCAGATCAACGAAACGGATCTGAACAGTTCGATCGGGTCAGTCAATAAAAACCTGCAGGTTTTCGGCCTTGGCGCGGAGGATGCGCAAGGATATCTCGGTCTTTTGACCAGTCAGGCGCAGGCTACCGGAATCTCGGTGGACGACCTGATGGCAAGCGTCCAGAAAAACGGCCCCGTCTTCAAGGAGATGGGGCTTTCTATTGATGAGTCCGTCAATCTTCTGGCGCAGTTCGAAAAGAACGGCGTTAATGCGGACAGCGCCCTGACGGGTCTTCGCAAAGCGCAGCAAAACGCTACTGCAGAAGGAAAGACGCTCAACGATGCGCTGAGCGAGTCCATTACAGCTATCAAGGGTGCCGGATCCGAGACGGGAGCCCTGCAGATCGCTACAGAACTGTTTGGTAAAAAGGGCGCCCTCGAAATGACGCAGGCGACCCGTGAGGGCCGCTTTAGTGTTGAAGATCTCTCCAGCAGTCTGGGCGATTTCAAGGATACGGTTACCAATACCTTCGAAGGCACGCAGGATCCGCCTGACAAGCTGGCCACAGCGATGAACAACCTCAAGCTGGCTGGAAAGGAACTGGGCGGAAGTCTGCTCGAAGCGCTTGCGCCTGCCTTTGAGAAGCTGGCGGATGTGGCCCGCAAGGTCGCCGAGTGGTTCTCTAGCCTGAGCGATGGACAGCAGAGGATGATCCTTGTTGTGGGCGGTCTGGTGGCCGCTATTGGCCCCCTGCTCATCTTTATCGGGAAGATGAGTACCGGCCTTTCTGTTCTGGTCAAATACTTCGGATCCACAGAGACGATGGGCGGCAAGCTCATCGCTTCGTTCAGATCTCTGGCAGGCGGATGCACGATCGGCGCCGGTGCTATCGCTGGCATTGTAGCCGCTGTAGCCGCGCTGGTCGGAGCGTTCTTCACACTCTGGAACAGTAACGAAGAGTTCAGAACGAACATGATCAACACCTGGAATGACATTGTTGGAAAGATTCAAGAGTTCTTTCAGGGGATCACGGACCGTATCAACGAACTAGGCTTTGACTTTGAGAACATCACGGACGTTATTCGTACCGTCTGGCAGGGCTTCTGTGATTTCTTAGCGCCTGTATTTGAGGGTGTATGGTCCGTCATTAGCACGACTATCGGAACCGCCCTCAATCACATCATGGGCATTGTGGATTTCTTCATTTCCCTCTTTAAGGGTGACTGGCAGGGCTGCTGGGATGCAGTGTCCAGCATTGCGTCCGGGATCTGGGAAGGAATCATTGGAGTCTTTAACACTGTGTTAGAGACCTTGAAAAACGCCCTGAACGTAGTGCTGGGGTGGTTCGGTACCTCGTGGGAAGAGTGCTGGGGAAACATCTCAACATTCTTTACAGACATCTGGAATAACATTTCCACGGTCTTCACGGATACCTGGAATGCCATCACAACGTTTGTAACGGACGTATGGAACGGAATTTCCACGACCTGCACGAATGTATGGAACGGCGTTTCCGAGTTCATCGGCGGCCTTCTGGACGGGATCAACACGACCTTTAGCAATATCTGGAACGGCATCAGTACTTTTGTATCTGACACGTGGAACGGGATTAAAACGACCTGTACGGACGTATGGAACAACATCAAAAAGGCCATCACCGATCCGATCGACAAAGCCAAGGACACGCTGTCCACAACCATCGAAGGCATTAAAACGAAGTGCTCCAGTGTCTTTGACGGCGTCAAGAACAAGGCCACTGAGGTATGGAACAACGTCAAGACCGCCATCACCGATCCGATCGACAAGGCAAAAAAGGCCGTAGGCGATGCTATCGACAACATCAAAGGTTTCTTTAACTTTCAGTTCCACTGGCCGAACCTGCCGCTTCCTCACTTTGCAATCAATCCGAAGGGGTGGAGCATCGGCGACCTGCTGAAAGGTAAGATCCCAACTCTAGGCATCGACTGGTACGCAAAGGCCATGGACGCAGGCCAAATCCTTACGGGCCCTACGATTTTCGGAATGGATCAGGACGGCAGGCTTTTAGCTGGCGGAGAAGCCGGAGCGGAGGCCGTTGTTGGCGTATCCAGTCTTCGGCAGATGATCATGAATGCCGTTGATCGGGCGGCTTCCCGCTACATTCGCCCGGCTTCCCAGCACTCCACGGTCGTGGTTGAGCAGGATCTGGACTATGGACGCCTTGCGGATGCCCTCGCTGTGTCTCTGACAGGTGTCAGCGTGCACAATACGGTCAACGTAGGCGGTCAGCGCGTAGTGGATGAGCTTCTTCCGCTCATTGACCGCGGGCTGGCTAAGCGCTCGAAAAGGAGATAGGTATGGAACTGAGTAAGTTAGGCGTTACCTTCGGCGAGTACCGCACCCTTGAAGACTGGGGACTTAAATGGACCGCTCTTAAAATCGAGGGGGCGAAGCCGAAGACGCATAAAGTAGATATCCCCGGCCGCCTTCTTCCTTTGGACGTTACTGAGAAGGAAGAAGGCGGCCTTCTTTATGAAAACCGGAAAATCAATCTGGAGTTCATCTGCTACAGGGTCTATCCCTCGGGAATGCAGCCGAAGGACTCACAGATCTCTAACTTGATCGCTGGCCGGGACATGACCATCATTCTCGGCACGGAGCCTGATTGCAGCTGGAAGGGACGCGTCTTTGTCGAGTCTTCCATCAGTCCGGAAAACTACGGCGTTCTCCTCGTGAATATGGAGATTGACGCGGAACCCTATCGGCACTGGTCAGGAGATCTCTGGCCGTGGGATTCCTTCAGTTTCGTGGATGGCGTGGTCCCCGCGCAGAACGTCCCTGTTGACGGCAGTGCGGATATCGTGCTCCCGGCCATGTATCGCCCGGGCACTCCGAAGGTGATCCCTTCCACGGCCATGACAATTACATGCAATGGCAAGACGTGGAATCTTGCCGCGGGAAAGGCCGTAACGCTCACAGGCGTTGAAGTCTTCAAGGAAGACGTGACGATTCATGTTAGCGGTACAGGCCAGCTTAGCGTGGTACTTAGCGGGGAGACTCTCTGATGTACAAGGTGTGGATTGACGGGACTCTCGTTCTGGATCCGCCAGCTGGCCTTATTCTCGAAGAGCCCCGGCTGACTCTGGAAGACAACGAGTCCGGCGAATGCACGTTTACTCTTTATGACGATAGCCCGGCTTTTGGTGCGGTTAAGCTGCTGAAAAGCCGGGTTCTTGTTGCCCGAGACGAGAAGATCATTTATGAAGGGCGTGTCATTGAGGCGGAAAAGCGGAACAGCTATTCCATGTCTGTTAAGACGGAAGGCGCCCTGGCTTATCTGGCTGACTCCATTCAACGACCAGCGGAGTACCACAACCTGAGTGTGGCCGGTTATTTCCAGCAGCTGATCGCTATCCACAACCAGCAGGTGAGCGCGGATAAACAGTTCCTTATCGGTGATATCCAGATCACGGATCCTAATGATTCGCTGTACCGGTACACGAACTGGGAAAGCACGCTGGACGTTATCCAGTCGGATCTCATCAGCACACTGGGCGGCCATCTTCGGGTTCGCTATGAGAACGGGAAAAGGTATTTGGACTGCCTTGCGGAAGGCGGACCAGTCGCTTCTCAGAAAATCGAGTTTGGCGAGAACCTTTTGGAGCTTTGCCAGACTACAGACGCCTCAGATCTGGCCACTGTATGTATTCCTCTGGGGGCAAAGATCGACAGCGAGGGGAATGATCCGCAGGCCCTAGAGCGGTATTTGACGATTGAATCCGTCAATGATGGGAAGGATTACCTAGAGATCTCGAATGCCATCGCCGCCTACGGGCGCGTTACCAAGACCGTTGAGTTTGATAAGGTTACGGATCCGGCAAACCTCAAAACAAAGGGCCAGAAATGGCTTACAGATTCACAATACGAGACCCTTGAGATCTCCGTGAGCGCCGTGGATCTGGCAGATCTGGGCGTTGAAAATGCGGAACCGTGGAATCTTTACGACCGGATCCCGTGCTATTGTCCGGCGATGGGGCTGGATCGTACCTTCCTGCTTACAAAAAAAGAGATCCATCTGGTAGAGATCTCAAAGAACCGGTACACCCTCGGGGCTGCTGGTCCAAATTTTACATCACAGACTAAATCCCGTGGGATCTTCCTGGAGAAGCGAATCAGCGGCGCACTGACCACGCAGAACCTTGACGGGGCAATCAGCAATCTGCACTACTCCCCGTCCTCATTCGTCTCTAAGCTGCCTACAAGCCAGAATGTCGTGTCCACCATCAATGAGTCTGGGCAGATCATTAACGCCGGTAACGTTGACGCAGAAGGCATCCGTAAGCTGCCGCAGACGCTTGTCTGGACCGCCGTTTCCAGCTCATTGACAGAAGCCGGAAAGCTGAGCGCAGCGTCCCCGGCATTCACGGGTACGGTCGATCTGGGCGGTTGCGCTTCGCTCGATATCACACCCACAGGGGAGATCACAATCGACAGCCAGCGGATGCAGATTCTCGGTCCGCTGGTTACCAGCTCCGGCGCCCGGGCAATCGATGCGAATGTAGTCATCCCCGGCTTTGGCCAGCTGAGCTTTGAAAATGGATTGCTAACCCGGGTAACCCCCGAAGAAGGAGATAAATAATGCCCACAGATATCACGCCTTACACGGAGAAGATCGCACGCGCCGTATATGGCGAAGAAGTGCGAGGATCGATCAACAGCGCACTCAAGAAAATCAATGACGATAACAACTCCTATAACGCCCTGAAGGAAGAGGTTAAAGCCTGCCACACGGACGTGAAGCGCTGGCACGGCCAAGTAGGAGTAGCGGCCGATAACATCCAGAAGGCCGACAAGGACCTCACTAATAAAATTAGCCAGGCTAAGACCGCAGAAACTGAGCTGGATATGCACATCAGTTCGGCGCAGACAGCGATCCAGCAGGCTCAGGCTACAGGGAGCGATCTGAATACGGCGATCAACAACGGGGAGCGCGCTATTGCCGATCTGCAGTCCGCCAACTTGAGCGGGCAGGCCATGATCGATTTGATGGTTTCTCAGACCAATTCCGCGCAGCAGGTAAACTCACAGCTTGGGGACTCGCTTACGACAGGAACAGCCCTATCGTCCGCATTAAACGCGACAATTCAAGAAGGAACTGCCTGTGCAGAGACACTTTCCGGGCTGATCGACACAGCGGAAGGCCTTGGCGGAAGCGGTCTGGTCATTGACCTTACGGACTGGGGAAGCCCCTGCGGGGACCCCTTTGGCTACGTATGCCACAACTTAGAGCTTTATAACCTTGTCTTGAACTCGCTGAAAAAAGGTGTATTTCCTGTTATCTACTACAGCGGCAGCTATCTGCAAACTTATTACGCGGAGACAACGTACCTGTGTGGCGCGAACGGCCTCTATCTGTATTTTCATCAGAAAAATCCCTGCGGGGTCCCCACCTATACGTCCAACCTTCTCATCTACGATAACTAATCATGCTGACTATTAAGATGACTGCTATTGATAAGCGGCGCGACATGGCCGATGCTTTGCGGAAGAGTCTCGGCCTTCGCGACAGTGATATCTTCTGGGACGATCGCCCAGAAGACGCGCGCGGTGACGCAATGTATACGGTCCGCAAGGCTTGGCTGAGTCCTCAAGAACCCGGTGAAACGCACCGGCTGGTAATCAGTGAAGATCTTGAGGTCTGTGAGAACTTCCGCCAGATCTGCGAGGAGATGATCAAAGCGCACCCGGATGCGTGCTTTTCGCCGTTTACTACCGTCTTAAACGACCCGTACTATGACGAATTCTGCAGCACTCTGAAAACTCCTTATGTCGATCATTCGATCGGCATTTTCGGCTGTGCGATACTGCTTCCAAGTCATCTGATTCAGGAGGCATTTGACTGGATCGACGCCAATCTGCAGCCGGATGTCATGGATAACACGGCAATGAATGCCTGGCTTCATTACAAAGGACTGCCAATACTGACGACAATTCCGTGCACCATTCAGCATATTGGTGATATTTCAGTGGTAGATCCGACATGGCCAGTAAGAAGAACGACACGATTCGATCCGCATGCGACAGCTGACTGGTCGAACAAGGAAGCTGTCCGGAAGCCGGTAGATGAACGGTTTAAACCGTATGAGTGGGCAACATTCCGTCTAGGCAAGAAATAGAGACTTTATACCCCTCGAAATCGAGGGGGTTTTAGATTGGAGGAAAAAAGATTATGGAAAGACTTTTTAAAGCGAGCTTCTGGAATGCTGCCTGCGCACGGGCGATGCGCACAGCGGCGCAGGGTCTTCTTGCATCTCTGGCGGGGTGCGCTACGATCAATGAACTCGATTGGGCGCTGATCGGCTCTATGACGGCCGTGGCTGTACTGGCCAGTTTTCTGACGTCTATCATTGCGGAACTTCCGGAGGAAGAGTGATGGATCCGACAATCGGAGCTGCGCTGATCGCAGCATGTATCCCGGCTGTAGCATCGATCATCGTTAACATCATCACGAACAGTAAGACAGCGGCGATCATGAAATACCGGCTGGACATCCTCGAGAAAAAGCAGGACAAACACAACTCTCTGATCGAAAGAGTCTATCACCTCGAAGAAGGCCAGAAAGTTATGGATGAGAAAATTAAAGTCGCAAATCACCGGTTAGACGACCTGGAGAGGGCCGGATCGGGGCAGTAAGCATCAACAAAGCGGCCCGATCGGACCGCTTTTATCTTTATGGAGGGAATATGACAAAATACGAAGAGTTCAAAGAACTTACCAAAGATAAAGGATACGACGTCGACGGATACTATGGGAATCAGTGCTGGGACGGGTATGCGAAGTACTGTCAATTTCTTGGGCTGCCAATCACGCACTGTCAGCCGTCGGGATTCGTTAAGTCGATCTGGGAAATGCGAAAAAGCAATGGCATTCTGAAGAGCTTCGATGAGGTGGACGTTCTGCAGCCTGGCGACGTGGTTGTATTCAAAGAATATGCCGGATGGACGCCTCTGTCTCATGTCGCGATGTTCGACCATGATGCCGGATCCGGATATGGATGGTTCTATGGGCAAAATCAGGGCGGTGTAAACGGAGCGTTCAATCTGGTTAAACTGCCGTATAGCGCAACCTATCAAACCGCCTTCCGCCCAAAGGTGCCCAATAAAAAGCCTGTTGAGTCATCCGATAAAAAAGAGACTGTCAAGCCTGTCAAAGATGCCGGATCCGGCTCGATCTACCGTCTGTATAACCCAAATTCCGGGGATCATATTTATACTCAGAATCTTCAGGAGGCCCAGAACGCGCAGGGCCATGGGTGGATCTATGAAGGCGTCGCATGGAAAGCGCCAGAAACAGGCGATCCGGTATTTCGCCTGTACTCACCTCAATCAGGTTTACACCATTACACAAAAAGCCTGAAAGAGTGCGAAGCCCTTGAAAAGCTGGGATGGAAAGGCGAAGGCATCTCCTTTATGTCGGGCGGAGACAAGCCGGTCTATCGCCTGTATAATCCGAACAGCGGCGCACACATCCTCAGCGCAAGCAGAAAAGAACATGACGCATTGACCAAAGCGGGATGGCATTGTGAAGGTCAGGATTTGAAGTGGTAA